TCTTTGCTCTTATCTGAAACAAACCAAACCAGTTCAGGTGGTTTCAGTTTGGCTGCGTCTGAGTCGCCTGAGTTTGGTCGGGTTTTGCCACGGTTGGAATCGCCTGTTGAGGCTGGTGCTTCTTATGGTGATCTAGTTGCAGGCTGGTCGGAAAGGGTGCTCAATAAAACTTTGTTTGGGTGGCAACGTCAAGCGTTGAATGGCCAGTTGACCCATGATGAAAACGGCGACTTGGTGCATCGTGAGTCTCTTGTTTCTACGGCTCGTCAGAACGGCAAGTCAGTTGCACTCACGGCGCTCATCGGCTGGTGGCTCACTGACTTTGCAGCGATGCGTGGCAAACCGATGCGTGTTCTTTCTACGGCCAACAAACTTGATCGTGCTGTTGCCATCTTCAATGAACTTGCCCCGGTGCTTGAGGCGCATTATGACGCCAAGGTTGTGTGGTCTTATGGCCGTAACAAGGTTGAGATTGGTTCGTCCGTGTGGGAGGTTCGTGCTGCGACACCTCATTTGCATGGTGGCACTTATGACCTAATCATTGTTGACGAAGTTTGGAACGTCACCGAGGAAGTTTATTTTGACGCTCTCAGGCCGTCACAAATTGCAGTCAAATCTCCGTTGCTTTCGTCGTGGTCAACTAGTGGCGATGAAGGGTCGAAGACTATGCAACGTCTTCGTGAGCAGGCGCTTGGGTCGATTGACAAACACAAACAAACACGGCTTTATTTTGCCGAATGGTCATTGCCTGATGTTGACCCGAATGATGATTCGTATTGGCGTTGGGCTAACCCAGCGTTAGGGGAAACCATTACCCTTGACGCTCTTCATGCAGCTGCAGAATCACCTGATCGTGCAGCGTTCCTTCGAGCGCATTTGAATTTGTGGGTCTCCTCTGCTGACGCTTGGCTTCAGCCGGGTGTGTGGGAAAAACTCAAGACCGAACAAGAGTGCCCTGCTGGTGGTGTTTTGGCTGTGGATTGTTCTGTGGATAGTTCTAAGTATGTGGGGATTCGCTGTGGACTAACTGAAGAACAAACAATTGTGGCCACCGTTGAGTTCTCTACTGAGTCAATGAAGGAGATGTGGCTTCAGATTGAGAAGGCGATGGAGGCAGACCCGAAGTTGCGTCTAGTCATCTCTCCAACGCTGGATGTGCACACCCCTGAAAAACTTGAACGCAGGCGCACCACGTTTGGCTATGCCGAAATCCTAAAACTGACGGCGCTCACTAGATCACTAATTCTTGAGCATCGTGTTCTGCACCGTGGCGAAGAACTACTAGCGAGCCATGTCAACCGTGCCGTGCTTGCTAGGGCTAACGGCCAAGTGGTTATCTCATCCCAGCGTTCACCGGGGCCAATCGAAGCAGCACGTCTTTTGGTTGTCGCTGCAGCGATGGTGTCTCGCCCGATAAATACTGGCAAGGCTGCAATGGCTTTCCGTAGGTAGTTGCATTTGCAACTAATCTGTGTAAGAATCCGAGCGTGGGTCTTTTCTCTCGCAAAATCCGAGCCGAATACGCCAGTGCGCCTATCAAGGCTGCTGCTGGTGTCGGCTCGTCCGGAATTCCACCGTTCTACGCTTGGAACTCAGGCACCCTAGAAACACTTGCTCTTTCTTTGCCTACCGTTTCACGCTCTTACGATCTTCTCGCCTCAACTATTGGTGGCCTTGAATTCAAGCAATACACAAAGCAGTGGACAGGCGAAAAGTACGAAGAAATCTATGTGCCTAACGAAACGTGGATGGAGCGCCCTGATCCAAATGTGCCTCGCCAGTTCATGCTTGCCAACACATTCAAAGATTTGTGGTTTTACGGTCGAGCATTTTGGTATGTGACTAGCCGTAACGCTGGCGACGGTCGCCCTATGTCTTTCCGTTGGCTTCCAGCTGCAAACATCCAAACACCTGATGAGCAAGGCCCACAGTATTTTGGCATGACCGACGACATTCAGTTCAACGGTGTCCCTCTTGACGCTTCGCAGGTCATAACTTTCTTGTCACCAACTACTGGACTTGTTTTTACTGGCCAACGTGCATTCAACATTGGCTATCACTTAGATCAGGCTGCAGACCGTTACGCCACTATTGAAACTGTGCCGGGCTATTTGCAGCAAACTTCTGCAGGCGAAACCATGTCGGGTGAAGAACTTGGTGATCTTGCTGCATCGTGGGCACAGGCTCGCCGTGACGGAAACGTCATTGGCGCACTCAACAACTTTGTGGAATTTGTCGAATTTGACAAAGACCCGATGAGTGTCAACAGCGAACAACGCCAGTATCAAGCACTCGATTTGTCACGCCTCTGTAGCGTCCCTGCCTATCTCGTTTCGGCACCAACCCCCGGCGCTTCAATGACATATCAGAATGCACAGCAGGCGAGACAAGACCTTTGGCTATTTGGTGCACAAATGTATGCCACAGCAATCACACAGCGCCTATCTATGGATGACGTGTTGAGCCGTGGACGTTTTGTTGAATTTGACCTTGACGATTTGCTTGAGCATAACGACATGGCCGAAATGCCTAGAGAAACAGAAGTTCCTACACCATCGGAGACAGAATCAGCATGATCAGATTACAAGCCATACCAGTGACACTGGATGCTGCTGCAGGCGAAGACTCGCCACGCACCATCACAGGCGTTGCCGTACCGTGGGATGTCACAGCGACAGTTTCAGACGGCACCAAGGTTTCTTTCCTTCGTGGCGCTTTTGACATTGAAGCAAAGAACCCGAAACTTTTGGAAAATCACGATTCAACGCAGTTGCGTGGTGTTGTGACTGAACTTGCAGATGCAGAAGAAGGACTTTTGTTCACTGCAAAGTTTGCCAAGACCAGAGCCTCAGATGACGCTATTGAACTTGTCAAGGCAGGCGCTTACGACTCCGTGAGCGTTGGCGCTATCCCACTCAAGTTCACAATGGCCAAGGACGGCACCATGGTTGTCTCTTCAGCATCGCTAGAAGAAATCAGCCTTGTCGCTTCCCCAGCATTCAAAGATGCTGTCATCACAGAAATCGCTGCTTCGGAACCTGAAGAAGAAGCAACCGAAACCCCCAACAACGACATTTCCGAGGAGGAAACCATGTCACAAGAAAACCCAGTCGAAGCCTCCCAGCCCGACGTTATTCAAACACCCCTATTCGCAACAGCGAAGCGTGAATTCAAGATGCCATCTGCTGGCGAATGGATCAGCGCACAGATGCAAGGTGGCGCTATCGCTGCCGAGTTCAACGCTCGTCTCCGTGCTGCAGCACCCGATGTAACCACGGCCGACCTCGACGGAATTCTCCCTCTTCCGATTGTCCAGCCAATCTATTCGGGAATCCAAGGTCTGCGACCTGTAGTCGACGCAATCGGCTCACGCCCAATGCCTCAATCAGGCAAGGTATTCATCGTTCCAAAAATCACCACGCACACAAGCATCGGTGGCCCACAGACACAGAACACCACCATCACAGCAGGTCAATACGTCGTTGACGACATCCAAATCACCAAAGACATCTACGGTGGATACGTCGAAGTCTCCGAGGCTTCAATCGACTGGTCTTCACCAGAAGTGCTCAACGGCCTTCTTGAAGACATGGGCAAAAAATACGCCCTTGCAACAGACAATGCAGCTGCCGATGCGCTTCTTGCAGGTACTTCACAGACCACAGGTAACGTCGCAACGACAGACCCTGCAGACTGGATTGCAAAGGTTTATGCTTGCGCAACAACCATCTTGAGCAATGGCTACTACATGCCAGACCACCTCTTTGTTTCACCAGACGTGTTCGCACAACTTGGTCAACTCAGTGACACTGCAGACCGTCCATTGTTCCCACAGGTTGGGCCAATGAACGCATTCGGCACCATGAACCCCGGTGGCCGTGACGCAGTTGTGTTCGGTTTGCGTCTTGTAGTGGACACACAGTTCGCAGCAAAGACCACCATTGTCGGTGCAGCAGCAACTGGTGCTTTCCGTTGTTACGAACAGCAGAAGGGTGCAATCAGCCTTGACAATCCATCGACGCTGTCACGCACAATCGCATTCCGTGGCTACTTTGCCCCGAAGATGATTGACGCCAACCAGTTCATGAAGATTCCTCAGGCTTAGTCCTGAGACCTAGAGG